TCACTCCGCGTCCGGCGCTTTTGGCGTAGCGTCATCGCGCTTATCGTCACGATGGTCGTGCCAGCCGCAGTGACCGCGTCCGTGGCGACCAAACCCTTCGCGACGCTGCTGAATAAACGCCTCACGCTGTTCGGGCGTCATGTTCATCCAGCGCTCGTGCATGCGGCGGTGCGCGCCAAACATCCCGGGGCGGAAACCTAAGCCGCCAAACAGAATGCGGCTCAGCACCAGAATGCCCAGCGCCTGCCAGAATCCAATGGCCTTCACGCCCAGGATGGCCGGGAGCAAGGCGTTCCACAGGGACATCACCAGCAGGCCGAGCACGATGAAAATCACCGCGCCGATGACTAATCCCTTGCCCATACGGTGGCGACCGAATCCGCGCCCGTGACCTCTGCCGTGCATTTCAAAATCTCTCATGGTGTTTACCTCGTTTACAGTAATTGATTATGGCGTGTGATGAGGTAGACGGATGAGGGAGGGAAATATTGCTGGGGTGAATGAAAATTTTTGTGCTGACGGTTTTGGACTCATAGCGGTAACGGCTGGCGGGTGCTATGAGTCGCTCGAAAGCAAATCATCTCGTACGAAGAAGTCGCTTAACCAATGCAATAGCAATGACGGCCAGTATGATTGACAACAGTGCCAGGAAGATGAGCAAGGATAATAGTGGATTTAACAAGCCACCTAAACTGGTGAAGTCGCTGAGACGGCCAAGTTGCTCGGACGTGCATACACGCAGAATGATCTCAGGGATAATAAGCAAAAAAATAATGACGGTCAGGACATAAACCAGAGCACTCTTGCGCTTTCCCATTTTCGATGTTGCCCCTCTATCAAACATGATCAATGATAATAAGGTAATGATACTGCAAGGTTATATAAAATGGCACAAAACTATTTGCAACTGAAAATGCAGTCGAATAAACAGTTAGCTATTGCACTAACAAACTCGCTTAGAGACATGCATGAAGATCATATGGCAACTCTGGAAAAGGTGAAACAGGGAACGCAGCGCCTGGTTAGCTACGGGGCATGTTTGATGCCAGACGAGTATTATCGTAACGCATGCCGTGATACCTGGCGTGAAGACAAACGCTTAGTCCTTGCCTTAGGTGAAATTTACAACCGAAAAGATGTCACTTTAGACATGGTTGAAATCTATTTTAGGAAAACTCTCATTAGGCTTGGCGAACAAAAGAGCAAAGACCTGATTACTAATATCCATAACTTGTTGGGTAAAGCTGCCGAGCATGCATCGGCTAAAGCCAGCAAGCTAGCCCTCTCCTTTACTCTTGCGAACCTGATCATAAACAGCAAAGATTTTAAGCAAAATCATATCAGGCTTGTGAACTCATTCTCGACTTGGTTCGTTAATGGTGCAACGCTTTACTCAAAGGCTCAGGTAGCAGCATCTGCGGCTAATCGACTCAAATTTCAGGATCCGCAGTACTACCAGGCACTTTATAAAGAAAATATCGAGATGTTATACTTCTTAATCGAACCACAAATGTCTGAAATCATTTATCAGGTAAACTCTGGGGATAATAACGAGCAAGTGATAGGCGACGCCTTGTACGAGATACTGCGGAAATGAAACAAGCAATTTTATGGCTTTTGAAGTCGTTTTTTTATCTGGTTCCTGCGTTGCTTATTGTAATTGGAATATATCTGTTTGTACGGTTTATACCGGGGCATGCTGCTTTACTCAGCGTCGTTTGGGTGATTGTTATTTCTGTTATATATGTGAAATACAATAAGTGGTACTGAAACAAACTCAAAGAGTAAGCAGGCAAGACTTTATGTATGACAGTAATATAAAAGGCTCCCGCAGGAGCTTTATTGGAACAATCTAACCAAATGAAATAAAAGGATTTATTTCTTGCCACGTCCACGTATTGACCACATCGGTGAAACAAACCCGCTGAAGCGGGTTTGTTTTTAATCTGCTCATCAGTACATAAAGTGTGCAAACGGTCTTCCAATAGTGGTTAACAACGGCTCTACATCTTTAAAACTCAGTCCCGAATAAGCAGATATGCTCGAGTAACTGAAAAATAGCTCGTAGCATTAATGACTATAACCTACTAATGAGACTTAAATGTATCTTTCAATGATAGGTAGTCCTTGTGCAAGATCAAAATCTTGGCATTCGAAATCGAACAACCTAAAAAACCTGTAAGTATAAAAACCTTTTTGACTATTATTTTTAACAACGTATTTTGTTATAGATAGATTTTCTAGCTCTATATTTATTCTGGTTATATGTTTGTTATATGCATCTAGATTTGGATGGATGAATTTATAGGTTGACTTATTGAAAATTCTTTTTTTATGATAACCATCAACTATAAATTTCACACTCGCTTTTTTTATTTTCATATTGCAGCGCTTGCAAGCGATGCTTAAATTTTTCGGGGAAAACATGTATTTAGCGTAAAGTGACTGAGGGAGTATATGCTCTATATCAATAACAAGATCGAACTCCCCCTTAAAAGAACGCTGGCAATAACAGCATCTCAGACATTTATCCTTAAAATGTTTTTTTATATTTTTTTTTACACCCGCAAGCTTCTTGTTATACCATACATCACCACCTTCAGCAATCGAACGGCGTATTGCTGACACATCGCCAACTGTATATTTAAGCTTAGCCATTCTTTCTAATCTCTTTGATTATACTTGGTACCGAATTAATTATATCAAGATGCTTAGGATCATCAGTGATCATTTTAAATTCATTCAATTGATGATAAAGCCCAGCCTCATCAATATTATCACCTAGTGTATCGTTTATTAATTTATTAATAAGATAGCTAAAATATCGACTTTCAGGCGTTATTATTTGAAAAACATTTGTGAGTATCTCTTCAATGTTTTTTGAATGGTGATCCGCAAGCTTTTTTATATTCCCGTTTATGGTTCTATAAATGCTTACATTAGATTCTGAACTATGAGCACCTGAAATGACTATCGGTGCATGAGTAGCACATATAACATTTGGTTTATATTGATAAAATAAATCATTTATATTTTTAAAGTATTCACGTTGCCACTTAGGATGAAGACTATTTTCCGGTTCATCAATAAGTATATATGCCCTTTTATCAATATGCATTGAGATCCATGATAACGATGTTAAAAGTGTTAACTCACCAGAACTAGCGTCATTTAAATTTATTTTATCGCCGTTTTTGAAAAGTGATATTTTTACATCACTTAGAATTTTTAATTTCATTAAATGATATTTCAGTCTTAAAACAGAAAGTAAATACTCTGTTTCTAAATCAAGACCAAGGTTTTCAAAATCTATTACCATCTCGACTTTTGGATTTTTTTCGATACTAGACCACATTCCTGGTATGGTTTTGCTTTCTGGTAGCTTTGATAAAAACGCCCTTACTCTTGATATATCATATATATTTAGGGATTTCGTATACTCTAAAGAGTTTATTTTATTAAAAGAGTCAGAGCTATTTAATATCTTAAATGATACTTCGATCTTACTATCGAAACCAATATAAGCTAATACCCGTCGTAGAGTTTCAAATGATTTTCCATTATCAAGTTGTGATTTTTTTGATGATAAAGCATCTATCATAACATCACTTACGTGATTTATTTTATTTGATGGAAGTCTAAAGTAATTTTTGATACGCAAAGTTGGGAATTTGTTATGAATAGTGTTTGCAATCGTTATGATGCTTGCATAAGGCTCGGAGTAAGCTATTTCTTGTGCTAATGCAGCCATGAGCCTGCTTTTTCCTGCGCCATTCTCACCAATTAAGAGATGATTATTTGATTGTTTGCTTAGTTTTGGCAGAAACATATATCCCCTTGTAAGGAATAGGGTTTAATAAACATACTTTATACTAAAAATATTGTGAATTGCCATCTGGCTGTATGCTTTTTATGTGAAATTTTTATCGTTTTTCCTAAATAATTCCATTCACAGCATCTTCAACTATATCCATTGTAATGCACTTGTACCATAAATTATGCAGTCATTGAAGTCCCCGCAAATCCGGGGACTTGACCCTAGTCACATCCAATGAATTTGGTGCTGACCAGATGTAGTCGGGTGCGGCGGCGCTGGCTCGACTTCACCCGGCGATACGATAAAGCGCTCGACCGTTTCAGTGGTCACAAACGTCGCGCTGCAGTTGATGTTTGTGCACTGGTGATACCGCTCTTTGGTCGTGTCAGTAAAATAGCGACTTGTGCGGGCGTGAGCGGCAAAATGGCATTTTGGACAGTGAAACATGGCGAGCACCTCATTTAATTTCCGATGAATTAATTTTACTCGCTTCATCCTTATATAACAAACACTTAAAAACAAATCACTGCGTTAATTCTTCGCTTTCGTACTCCACATCCGAAACCTTAACCTCAAGCTCTAAGCCCGTCGTGTAGCTGCGTGAAACCCTTTGCGGTGAGCGTGGCGTCAGGATGACGGCGGGACTGCTCATGCTCCGTGAGCTTATCATCGACATAGTCCTGCGTTGCCATCACCGTTGAGGTGTCAATCGTCAGCTCGACTGACTCGATGTCGCTTACCATGATGACCATACGCACGGTCTGCGCACGTCCTGACCCCTCAGCCAGCTCCGGCTTATAGCTTTCCGCCATGTTGCCGACAGCAATCAGCGTGCCGGTGTCGTCATAGAGCCCCATTTCGCGCATCCAGAAACCGCCGGTTTCAGGGGGAATGACGAGCTCCGCGATCACATAATTTTGATTCTTGTTGTCCGGGCTGATTTTGTTCAGCGCATAGCGCCAGACTTCATTGACGAGCTTTGTCTGGCTGGCATCAGGCACCGGCAATGTGCCGCCACCGTCACCGATGGCCATTGCCGTAAAATTCACTTTTTTCCCGTTCGGGACGGTCGCTGCAGCAAGCTTAATCGCACCGGCTTTGGTGATGACCGTTTTATATTTTACTGTCATTGTGTTCTCACTTATCCGGGTAAACCGTGATGATGTCGCCGTCATACGTCAGCGCGCCGGTGTAGAGATAGCCCGGCACATCCTGAATAATGTTGAGGCCGATAAGATGGCGGCTGGCTGGCTTTGCATCCGCAATGAGCCGCTCCATTTCGTAGTACATTTCCTCGGTGATGCCTGTCTCTAACACACCGATATCGAGGCGAAACGTGCCGGGTGGGTCGTTCGTTTCCCACCACTCGGACACGTTAATCAGATAGCCGAGCGGCTCGACCACGCGGCGCACTGCCCCAATCGTTCCTTTGTGCGCATGGATAAACCACGCCGCGCGGATCACATCCCGCTTTGTGGCCTCCGGCCAGTTCTCATCCCAGCGGTCAACGGAAAACGCCCACGCCAGCCACGGCAGCAGATTTGCCGGGCAGTCGTCAGGACTCCAGAGGCGACGCAGCGGAACGGGGGTATTCTCAATCTCAGAGCAGGCGCGCGCCGCCGCCACCTCAAGCGGTGACGAGCCCACCGGCAGCAGGCGGGTATCATTCATCGTTGCCCCCTATGGTGACGGTGTAGTCGCTGCACCATGACGCTTGTGTGTCATCGAGCACGATGTCGGCCACCGGTTCGGTCAGCTCGACGCGCTGCACACCTTCGACGTGGAGCGCGGCATAAATCGCTGATTTGCGGATATCGCGCCCGAGCCGGTGCTGCGCGGTGATGTACGCCTGCAGTTTATTTTTTGCAGCGCTGAGCACCGGCTCGCTTTCAGGGCCAGGGTAAAGGTAAAGCGATGCGATGATTTTATAGTCGACAATGTTCGCCGACTGCACGGTCACGCGGTCAGCGACCGGCCTGACGTCTTCATCGTTCAGCGCGGTGCGCACGATGGCGAGCAGCTCATCAGACGCCACACCGTTATTTTCGCGTGACAGCACCGTGACCGTGACACACGCAGGTTCGGGACTGATGACCGAAATATCGGCGACCCGCCCGTCAGCGCTGCGACCGTGAAACTGATAGGAGCCGGTAGAGCCTGCGGTACTCAGCCCCTCAAAGGCCTGCTGAATACGCAGGCGGTAGTCGGTGTCCGACTCCATCACGGCAGGCGTCGGCGGTAACGTCGTGTCGTCTGCAGGAGTGATGATAAGCCGCTCGACGTTGTAATTTCCGCCTATCTGGTCAAGGTCGCTTCCTGCAGCGTAGGCCAGCATAACCGCACGCGCGGCCTCGTTGACGCGCTGCCGCCAGATAACTTCCCGGTAGGCGTTTTCCTGCAGCAGCTTCACCAGAGGCTCGGACTCAAGCGACAGCGTGCGCGCGATGGCGTCCTGCTGGTCTTCCGGGTAAAGCGAGACGAGCGTAGCCTTTCGCTCAGTGAGGATGGTTTCATAATCCAGTTCTTCCACGACGTCAGGCGCGGCGAGCTGGTTAAGGTCAACAATTGCCATAGCGTTTAACTCAGTGGAATGGTGAGTGAAAAAGGCTGGCCGCCGGTGGAGCGGGTGCCGGTGATGTCGACATACAGCCCGCCGTCGGTCTCAGACCGTTCAAAGGTGATGGTCGTCAGGCTGACGCGGGGCTCCCACTTCTGGATCGCGGAATAGCACGCGGCCATAATCTGCAGGCGCAGCGCCGGGGTCTGCGGCTGGTCAATCATCTGCGACAGGAGCGAGCCGTATTCACGGCGCATGACGCGCGAGCCAACCGGCGTGACCAGAATGTCGCGCACGCTTTGCCGGATGTGCTCAACCTCAGAGATACTGAGCCCGGTCCGGCTGTTCATTCCCAGATAACACACCGTCATTGCGTCCCCTTAGTCCAGCTTCCGCCGCTCTGAACGTTGCCGTGCGCGTGGTTATCCACCTGCACGCCGTTTGATTTAAATGTCCCGCCGGTGTGCTCGATGTTCCCGCTCATTTTCCCGCCTTTCTGCACTTCGAGCGTGCCGGTCGTCAGCTTGTTGGTACAAATCACCTCCGGCGTATCGAGGGTGATACGGCTCGACGCTTTTACCAGCACCACCGGCACGGTGGCCGTAATAGAATCCGACGCGGTGACGTCAGCGGTTTTGATGCCGGATACGGTGAGCGCGCCGTTTTCGGGTTCGTACTCGATAACCGCCCCGTCAGGAAAGGAAACATGAAGCGCATCAGGGGAGGCAGACGGTGCGGGATGGTCGTCAGAGAAAATGTCGGGCAGCACAAAGGCCGTATCAAGCTCGCCGCCGATGGCCAGCAATAACACCTGCTCACCGACAGAGGGAGCCCACCACGTGCGGGAACGACCAGCGTGAGAGGTGAGCCAGTTTAGCCAGGTAGTTTCAATGCCGCCGGTCTGGACGCGACATAGCCCCTTGTCATGGTCGACGTCGGTGACAAGGCCGGTGCGGATAAGGTTGCGGATCGCGCGTGCGATTTCCTGCAGAGAATTTAGATTATTCATGGGGAAAGGATGCCGCCGGGCGAGGCCGGTGGCAATCGAGCGTAGTTCTGTGAAGCATGAACCAACATTTGGTTAGTTGGGCTACCATCTATGATTTTTCGTGCTAATTAATTAGAATAGCCAAACTGAAAATGCAAAACCCTTTGCTCACTACAGAAATTTACAGGGTATTTAGATAATGACGGAACGAAAAAATTGCTTAAACGATGATGAGGTAGTACCTTACTTCAAGAGTGACCGCGGGCAAATAAAATTTGAATTTTTTTATTTAATAACACTTTTTTTAGTGGGATGTGTTTTTGCCTTCCTATTTCAATTCAAGCTCGAACTTTCATATAACAATAAAATATCTTTATTTTCAATCCTTGGAGGTTTTTTTGGAGGGTGGGTATATAATGCCAAATGGTTTTATAGAGTGACCGCAAGAGGAAAAAGCAATCAGTATAGTTTCCCTTGGGAATCCCATAAATTCTATTGGAGAATTTTCATTCCATTCCTTGCTGCCTTGGTAGCATTTTGCTCATATACAATATTATCCCCAGACACATTTATATCTTCAATCAAAGGACATGGAAAATCAAAAATAGCATTCTCAATTTGCTTTATCTTGGGGTATTTTTCTGACTTAGTTCTAAGTCGCCTTGCATCTTGGGCTGAGAAATTACTTCCAAAAAAACCCGGAGGGAATAGCCATGAATAATTTTTGCAGCTCGTCTTGTGGAATTTGTGATGAAATTAACGGGGTAAGCTTTATCGAAGGCTACGATAAAATCGTAAGAGATAAGAAAAACATTATCGCTGAAACAAATGATTTCCTTATAGTCCCTAGTGTTGGCCCGCTGAATAATTCACACGTCATGCTGATTCCTAAACATCATGTTAACTCTTTTGCCTCGATTGACAGAGGGATTCGACATGAGGCGAGAGCAATCCTACGCAAATTAAATGAATTCATGAACAACAAAACAGGCAGGCCTCTTATTTTCTTTGAGAGTGGCGCTGGAAATAAAATAGATCATTCAGGTGGGTGTATTTTTCATGCGCATATTCATTGCGCTTACCATTCTCAAGAATTTGAAAGCGCTTTAAACAAAGAAATTGATTTTACAAAGATCGAAGATCAAAATTTAAATTTTGACACCAAAAATGGTTATGCCTGGTATATGAACAACAACTATAATGAGTTCCTATGCAATAACCCACTATTGCCATCCCAGTTTTTGAGATACTTATACTCTAACTCCAATTCAATCCATGGCAATTGGAATTGGCGAAGAGATAACAACATCATCGGAGTCATGAAGGTCATTGATAACTACAAAAACTTCACACTTTAAATCCACAAAGGCTGATTTAGCATCAGCCTTTATTAATTATGACTGCCAGCAAAAAAACATCAGACTCAAAAACATTACAATATATCTTCATTATTAAATCAAATATTCAAAATAAATGACCCCATATATTTAATGATAAACTCATCAATGCACGTTTTATCAGCCTGGCTTAATCCGAGTAGCTGGCGTTCTGCGTATTGCACGTTCTGAGCATGCGCATTCGGCCGGTCTTTTAGCCCGTACTGATGGACTCGCGCGATACGCTGCACTTTGCCGGTGAACTCCACCACGGCACTGTTATCACGGCCAGTGGCTTTCATGTACCAGCTCGTGCGTAGCTTCTTGAACATCGCCCTTTTAATCCGCCCGGTCTTAGCCCTGAGAGGCTGACGCTTTCGCGCCTGATACGGTGAGCCGTCCGGTGCTTTCTGCAACTTGATGCGTTGCTGTTGCGACTTACGCAGCTCTTTTGCTATCTCACCGGCCAGCTTCCGGCGTGCTGCCGGTGCAGGAAGCTTCCCCTTTTCAATCATGCCTTTAACGGCTGCAGGTGTTTTACCAATAAGGCGCGCGAATTCCTGGTATGGAACGGCGTCGCTCACACTATCAATGCCCCTATTCATTTGTGAGTATTCCTCGTTAGTGTTTTAATTGCTCCTAATGGCTATTAATTGCCATATTGGAGCCATTGGTTTGCGATAACGAGTTAAAGATTACTCCGTTATCGTTTTTCTATCAATAGTGGAGTGTTAATTACGATGATACCCGTAAATGAAAAGCTAGCGATAATGCGTGAGTCAGAACGTATGAATAGGAAAGAATTCAGTGACTTAACAGGCGTTCCATACAGCTCTCTTTCGAGTTACGAGAAGGGTGTAAAAGATATGGGCATACAGGCGGTGATGAAGATTTTGAATCATCCTCAGTTCAAAAAATACACTATGTGGTTCATGACAGAGACGATATCACCTGAAGCTGGGCAGATTGCACCGGCTCTCGCGCACTTTGGGCAGCAGACAACAACGTCATCCCACTCAGACCAGAAAACTGGCTAACTATTTATGGCGCTTATTTGTGCAGTAAATGCACAGTGAGTTTTTGCTATTTAAATCAGGAAATTGAAGTACGCAGTAACATCATCGGGAGGCTTTATGTCTGTTAAAAAGCTCGATGATGGTCGATATGAAGTGGACATTAGACCGACCGGGCGTAACGGAAAACGCATCCGTCGGAAGTTCGACAAGAAAAGCGAGGCGATGGCTTTTGAAAAGCATACTCAATATAACCATCACTCAAAGGAATGGCTTTCAAAACCAACGGACAAACGCCAATTGTCGGAACTGAAAGAGTTATGGTGGAAACTGAAAGGTAAACATGAGGAGCACGGTCAATCGTATCTCAGGAAAATTGAGCGTTTCGAAACGATGACCGGAAACCCGTGCGCTTTCCAGATCACCAAGAGCCTGATAACGCAATATTGTGCTCAACGTCGGGGTGAAGGTATTAAGCCAACTACCATCAACCGCGACCTGATCACGCTAGGTGGGATGTTCACAACCCTGGTTGAGTCAGAACTGTATAACGGTGAGCATCCATTCAGGGGATTCAAAAAACTGAAAGAGCAGACAGCCGAAACGGGCTATCTCACTCTTGAGGAAATTGACGCCTTACTTGCTGCGCTCTCAGGTGATAATCGTAAAATTGCGGTTTTGTGTTTGAGTACCGGAGCAAGATGGGGAGAAGCTGCGCGATTGAAGGCTGAGAATGTGATTCATAACCGGGTGTCTTTCGTTAAGACGAAAACCAACACACCGCGTACGGTCCCGATCTCTGATGACGTTGCGGCTTACGTAGTCGGCAAAACACGAGGTTTTCTGTTTCCTGAGGCCAGTTATGCTGACTTCAGGCGAACCCTCAAAGAAGTTAAGCCCGATTTACCGGCCGGACAAGCAACACATGCGCTACGACACTCTTTCGCGACGCACTTTATGATTAACGGGGGCAACATCATCACACTGCAGAGGATCTTAGGTCATACGAAAATTGCGCAGACAATGGTCTATGCGCACTTCGCTCCTCAGTACCTGCAGGACGCGATTTCGCTTAACCCGTTGAAGGGTGCTAATGGTGGTCAGAGTGTCCACAATGTGTCCACACCCTAG